CATCTGGGCGGCCAGCAACGCCTGCGTGCGCCGGTACGTCTGCGCCGCCGCGGCCTGCCCGGCCATCGTCAGGCCGCCGGGGCGGGCTGCGTAGCCGGAGCCTGGGCGCCGGCCGCCGGCTGCATCTGCTTCTCGATGATGCCGTTCAGCCGGTTCATCGCATCACCCTCATGCGCGGCGAGCTTCCATCGCCCCACATCGGTCTGCGTCACCCCGGGAATCTTCTCCCACAGCTCCTGCGGCGGGACGCCGAGCATCGTCACCAGCTTGCCCAGCGCGTCCACCGTCTGAGCCAGCGAACGGGCGGACGTATCGCGCCACACGACCTGCGCTGCCGTGTCCTCCCAAGCCTTCGTGTCGCCCGCCGCCAATCCGGCCAGTCGCAAAGTCTGCTCCCACGACTCACCGAACAAGCTCTCGCGTTCGCCGACCTTGCGGTCCAAGCCGTCCCGGGCCGCCGCCAACGCCTCAGCGGACAGGTTCACCAGCTTGCCCAGCAGGTGGTACGGGGGCACCTGCGACAGCGTCGCGATGTGCTGGATCGTCGACTCGCGGCTGTCCAGGTAGCCCTTCAGGTCGGTCGCGTCGAACTCGCCGAACTTTGTGTCCGCGTCCTCCGCGACGAACAGCCCGTCCACGCGGGCCTTGAACGGCTCCATCGGGTTGCCGTTCGAGTCGATCGGCGGCGCCATGCCCGTCACCCAGCGCTGCCGGAACGCCGCATACTGCTGCGCCATCAGCAGATTGAACGTCGTCATGTTCAGCTGGTCCTGGGCGTCGATCAGAGGCTCGACCTCGCCGAGCACACCGTCGCCATCCAGGTCATCGGTGTTGACGAACCTGACGACCGGGCAAACGCCGAGATTGTGAACCTGAACGGCCCCGTCGCCGTCGAGCTGCAGCTGGGTGCCGTCGACCTGCCCGGCCAGCGTGTAGCGAGCCTGATCGTCGTAGACGCGGACGACCCTGCGCTGGCCGTTCGCCGTGTTCTCCACGCGATCCTCGACCGCATACAGCGGCCACTCGTCGTTCACCGGATCCGCATACAGGGCCGTCATCCGCCGCGGCGAAAACGGAGTGATCACCGGAACCGGCTTGCCCGGCATCACCACCGCATACGCCGCCCCATAGGTCAATGCGGCCCGATGTACGCCATGCTGGCGGGCATCCAGACGGTTCGCCTGCCACACCGCCCACGGCTCCGCGTTGTCGTCGGAGCCCTTCGGCCGGTACCCGTCCACATACAGGTTCTGGGCGACCACCGTGACGATCAGAGGCAGAATCTTGACCTTGGCGCGGTCCAGGAGCCATCGGTACTCCGCGCGGGCACCCTTCGGCACGTACACGCTCGAATGCTTGCCGCACATGTAATCCGCGATCCGCTTCAGCCGCGCCTGCTCCTCCTCGCGCAACTTCAACAGGCGCCGCGCCATCAAAGCCGCCTCATCGGCAGACATCACCACGCGCCACCCACCCCCTCGCTACGCAAACCCGTACACGCGCCCAGTGCGCTGCCGCTTCTTCGCCCGCTTCGCCCACTCCGGAGAGGCAAGCAACGCACGGCGCGCCATGTCTGCCAGCTGCATTGCCGCGAAGCCGTCCACCTTCTTCGGAGACTCACGCGACTCCTTGCCGAACGACACACCCCAGCGGTTCGGGCGACGTCGCGCGTTGCCCACATGCCGGTTCAAGGTCGGATGGTCGGTGTGCGGGATTTTCCCGTCGCGGATCGCCTGCACCAGCGCCTCGGTGGCCAGCGTCAACTCCTGCTGCCGGCCTCGCATGTCGTATCCGACCAGCGACTTCGGCGACGACTTCACCACCAGCTCGTCACGGTACGTCTCAGCCCACTCGTCGATGTACGACTCCCACAGCTTCACGTCGGCGAAAAATGCCCGCACCGCATACTTCCCGAAGGCGTGCGCCACCAGGTCTGAGACCTGTTTGCGGTCGACCTCCCAGCCCTTCGCCAACGGCCCTTCCGGGCGCTCCCAAATCCCCAGCGGCTGCACTAGACGGTCCGACACGCGCATCGCAATCAGCGCGGTCGCGTCGTCCGACTTGCCGCCGTCGAAGCCGAGGACGACATCGTCGCCGTCGTCAAGCCGCAGGTCTGACACGCACTTTGCCCACTCGGCCGGATCCAGCAGAGCATCCTCCGCCGCTACTGGTTGGTTCAGCCAGTAGCGGCGCGAGTCCGAAGGTGCCGACTGCGGGTCCCAGATCTCCGCGACGATCCCGTCCAGGTCCATCCAGGCCGCGGCGGGCCCGTAGGCCTCCCGCAGGCCGGCCAGGAGTGCGTCCCGGTCCGTGAGGTCCGTTCCGTCTTTCGCCTGGCGATGATCGAAGAGCAGGCCGGCCGCATCGGCGTCCCGGACCCTGCCCTCCTTGATGGCCTTGAAGTAGGTGTGCGTGGCCTCGGCGACCGAATCCTGGCCCGGCTCGTACATCGTCGAGGTTTCCAGGCACCATGGTTCGGCTTCCTTGCGCTTGCGCAGGTTGCGGCGGACCGTGCCGTGCATGCGCCGCAGCTCAGGCAGCACATATAGGTGCGTTTCGTCGAAGACCGCGAAGGTTTCCTTGCCGCCGTCCTTCGCCGCAGACGATGCCGTGGACGGGGTGATCTCGCCGCGCTGATGGTGGAGAACGATCCGGCTCGAGGACTGCGCCGACTTTCCGATGTCGATGCCAGGGAAGTCGTCACCGTGGTTCTCGACCAAGTACTCCAGCATCGTCGACACGTTGTCGTAGGTGTTGCCGGACTGGCCTTCCTCCGTTGCCAGGCAGCGGATGAACGGCGACTTCACCGGCCTGCCGACCGGCTCCCCGTCAGCGTCCCAGCCGTCGAAGCGCACCGGGAACAATGCCTCCGCGCACACCAGCATCCCGGCGATCTCAGACTTGGCCCGGCCCTTCGCCCGCGACAGGAACGCCCGCCGGTACACACGCCGGCCCGTCTCCGGATCCAAGCGGTAGGCCTTCACGATGAACGCATAGAACTCGTCGTCCAGCTCGATCGGCTCACCTACGACGTCACCCGGGCCGTGGCAGAGGTAGGCCTCGATGTGCTCGACGATCTGCGGGCCCAAGGACGGGAAAGGCTGCTCAGGCGTGCCGCCACTCCATGGCATAGCGCCCCCTAGACAGCAGGGTCGTCAACGATCCGCAGGTTCTTCCGGCGATCCGACGTCGACCGCGGCGTCTCCACCGGCTCCGGCCTGTCCGCCGGAGTCTCGATCTTCAGCTTGAGCCGCATCCGATCCTCTGGCGTCGCCCCGTACTTCGCAGCCCGCAGACGCACCTCAGACGCGAATTCCCAGCGCCCCTTGGTCCACATCACATGGTGCAAAAGTGCCGTGTCGAGGAGGAAATCCCAGTCCGTGTCGATGAACACCTGCGCCTGAGCCGAACGCCTCCACGTCTCCCACCACTGCACCGTCCGCGGATGCCACGACTCCTGATCCGGCAACACGCCCTCAGGGAGCTCAGGGCCGCGCACTTCCTCGTCAGCTTCAACACGGTGCAGTTCGGCGTCACGGGCCTTCGAATCCCGGGCGCGGGAGCGCGTCGCCTTCGGCGCCATGCCGCGGCCAGCCATGAGAGCCACCCCCTCACAGCAGGTCGGCGATCACCTTCGACAGATCAGCGAGCTTCGACGGGGCGCCCTCGAACGGTCGGCGAGTCACCGTGATGTAGCGGCCCCGGTCGTACACCTCGACCGCAGTCCCCCCGCGGCGCAGCCTCCGGCCACGGCCAACCTCGCCATAGCCCCAGATGTGCAGCCCCGAACCGGACAGCGACACCTCGATGTACGTGGCGGGCAACCGGTCCACAATTTTCCGCGCCCACGGAAGGAGCCGACCGCCCTCGATCGCGTGGTCCAGGTCGATGCAGACCAGACGATCCTCGGCGGTGAGCACAAAGCCGAGCCCGGCCCCGGCCGACGACCGGTCGGCAGTGCGGTACGTCGACCAGGTCGACGCATCCGTCGACGAAGCAGGAGCCGTCAGAGGCCCGTTGACCGCCAGCGGAACCTTGCGATCGGTATGCCGCACCCACTGCTGGCGCCGAGTCATCGCGGCCGGCACCGGATCGGCCTCGCGACGTCGGGCCCGGCAGGCTGCGGTGCGGCAACGGCCAGAACAGAAGCGCGCGTTGTGAGCGTGCCGGGCACTCAGGTGCTCCCGGCAGTTCTCGCAGCGCTTCGTCTTCATGCATCCATGATACGGCG